CTCCATCATTTGTCTAGAGTTCATAGCACCTGTTTGACCCGGTGTGAGTGATACTCTATCATAACCTTCTATTATACCATTGGTTACTGTCTTACCTTTTGGTGTAGGTCTATCATTGCCACCTTGTTGTGTTCTTTGGCATACTCCATTTATTAATTTAAAACCTGTAGGACATGGGTCTACTACGGGTTCAGGAGTTTTTACTTCTTCTGTAGGAGGTGTTACAGGGGCTGTTGGTGTTCCTGTTTCTACTGTACCTTTTCCTACATCAGGTAATGTACTTTGATTAAACTGAGGTAGCATACCTTTTTCAATCTGTTTTAAATTTCTAGGGTATCCTTTTTCTTTACTTCCATAATTAATTATAGCATTTGGTCCTGTATATTGTTTTCCTTGAACTGTCATAATACCATCAGTAGAGGCACTATAAACTTGCTGTGTTGTACCTACAGGTAATACACCTGTTGATGGGGTATTACTTGAAAAAGGAAACATTATCCCTGTTGATTCTTTATTTAATATATCTGAAAGTTTAGTTGCCATTATTTTTTATTTAGTTGTCCTCTAAGATTCATTATTTGGTGCAGTAAAGCCGCTTTGCCCTGTAGCCTGTGGAGTTCCAACTCCGATGTTGCCACCTCCAGACCCTTGTGTGTCTGCGTTATTTGCTCCTGCAGGTACTCCTCCAACACCCCCCATACCTGTGGGTTGCTCGTTAGGATTTGCATTTTGTTGATTTCCATTCATGTCTCCCATCTGTTTCATAAATATTGCTGCTTGTTCAGGGTCATTAATTACCTGCTCAGGGTCTACATCCATAGACTTTGCAATCTCTTTAATAATACTATGCCATTTAATATGTGGTGCTAAGAACTGATTAGAAGCTACTTGCATAAATGTCATTAGTCTTTGTGACCTTACTTCTTTAGTCATCAGAGAAGTTGTTCCCTGTGCCTTAATATTTAAGTCACCTTCTATTTCGGGCATATCTTTATTAAACTGCATATTCCATTGGAACAATGTTTCACCCAATGGCTTTAGTAAGTAGTCATCTATATTTTTTATAACTGTTTTTATATTAAGTGCTGCTGCTCCCATTAACATTGACATTCCAGAAGCTGTTCTAGTTGTAGAATTTATTCCTGTTTGTCCATGTGAGTAAGAAGGTATACCTGTAGACTCATCAGCTAACTGTCTGAACCTATCAAAGATTTGCATATTCTCTACTGCAGTACTTGGAAATTTTAATCCATGAATGGCTTGTCCTGTTTGACCACTCTGTCTTCTAAATATTTTTCCGGGATATACAGACATATCCTGCCCCGGTACTAACATAGTTTCATCTACATCAAATACTAGGTTTCCTGCTAGTGCTAAATTATCAATAGCCATTCTTGCATGACCATTCATGATGGTCTGTGCATCGTCCATATTTTCAGGTATACCTACACCAAAGAATTGATATGGATTTATTTCATAAGGGCATACCATAAAGGGATTTCTTGCGGGAGTAAAAGGATTTAATACTAGTCTTAATATGTGACCATTACATACCCATGCATTAATTTGAACTTCATCTAACTCAGAATCAAATCCCTCTGGGATATCGATACCTGCCTCTTCAACAAAATTCTTATCCATTGTTCCCCAATATTCTAAAATTTCAAATCTATTTTTATTAAGTTCTTCTTGATTTTCTCTGTCATATAGAGCTGTCTCATAACTTCTTGTTTCATAGTTAGAACCCATTGCTAGACAATCTTTAATAGCTGACTTTCTAAAGAAAGGTCTATTAGCTAAATCTCTTAGCTGTGTTCTATTATATATGTGTCTTTGGATAACATAATCCGCATCATTAATATTGACTGCATCAGGGTCTGGATATAAATCCCATAAACTAACAGCTTCAACTTTAGGTACTAGTTTTGTTTTAGGGGCATATTCTCTTTCACCACTATCATTAAGTATCCATTTATGCTCGGCTTGTTCATAATTAAAAGGTCCTTTAAGAACCCCTGTTCCTAGTAGACACATCTCAAACAAGACATGACGCATAACAGATATAGCGTGTGATTCTTCTAATTGGTCATGGATTAATGTCTCCATATTTTTCGCAGCTTCGTTTGCAGGTTCAATCTGTGGCATTGTCTTTAAGTCAGGTGCTGCACCTTCTTCAAATCCTGCATCTTTATATTTTTCTTTTAAACCATTAAGTATATCATTAGCAGTAGCACCGGGAGATACTTCTTTACCATCCCCTTCAAAACCATAGATGTCTTCCATTCTATCATCTTGTTCTTTTAAATTATCAGGCTTTATATGAGCATACTTGCTTGTACCTGATGGAACAGAAGTAGGAAAAATTCCAATAGGAAACTTACCTTGAGAAAATAGTACTTCTATTAATTGTCCATAGGCAGCTAGTACTTTTGTTTTAGTTACTTTAACAAATACTCTTGACTTCTCTGAATCTCTAAAAGCCATATCAGAACCATAGATTCCTCTATAGTTTCTATAACTTCTAAGCCATCTTTTTTCATCAAAGAGGCGGGATTGTTCTGATTCTCTTAATCTAGATTCAATTAATGACCCTAGATTACTAAATGTGCTGTTGTCAAGTTCATCTAAAGAACCTACATCATCACTCTCAGAAAATACTCCGTTTATTTTGCTGCCTTCTACCATCTAATCTACTAGTAGTCTTTCTCGTCAGCTAATTTAAATACTTTTGTGTCTACTGTGTTTTTTGCTTTTCTACCTGCAGTTACATCTGTCTCGCTGTAGTCATCAGCAGGAAGACCTGTAGCAGATTTTACTACATTAATCTTACTGTCGCCTTGTTTGCCTGTTTCCTTACCATACATATTTTCTGGTAAATCGCCTTGCTTGTATTGTTTCATGATTGCCATGTTTTGTTTCTCCTATGTTTGTCGTTTATCCGCAGTTGACTGCAAATTTTTTGTTTCGTGTCTTATCCAATCTTTTATTTCAGAATGGCATAAAACCTCTGTCATAAAGTTACCAAAAGAATTAACAATTGTTTCTTCTTCTTTTTCCTTTAAATGGTATTGATGGTAGCCTACATGAAGTAATTCGTGTATTACTACGTTGACTGCATCAGGACCACCTCTTTCTATCATCTGTTTATCTAGATAAATTTTATAAGGAGGCTTACATATAAATGTACCTTCTGCTGAAACTAGTTCGTACATAACCTCGTGGTCTACTAGAATTAGCTCTACTAAAAATGCCCCTATTCTTACAGTCTTAGGAATATTCATAGTCTGTATTCCCATCCTAAAACAACTCCTACATTTCCTGTTCTTTCATAAGCAGGTGCAATAAAAAAATTATCTTTCTTAAATCTTATCATTGGTAATATATTATTTTCTGAATACCCTGATACTATTCCATATTCTAATTTTAATAATTTAATATCCACACTCTTTCCAATGTAAAAACTAATATTGTTTTCACTATTATAATATATCCCTGATATGTTATTATCAATTGTACATCTCATGTGAGGGTGTATACTATTATAATTATTATCTAAACCTATATGCATAGATACCGCTACTAGAAAAGATAAGCAACTCAATATCCAAATACGCTATCTGCAGGTGCTGAGTCTTGTTTTTCAGTAGAAGTTAAATAATCATTTCCTCTAACAGATACAGGGTGAGTTGGTCTACTCATACAGCCATACCTAAGTGCATCATAAGCATGGTCATCTGCAGTTGTATCTACATCCTCTGCATTATTTTTATCTACAGGTAGCATCGGTAATGTTCTAATTAAATTTAAACAATTATTAAATATAAACATTGTTGGGTAACCTGTGTCTTCTTCTATTCTTAATCTTTTATGAACTTCTAATTTTCCTGATATTCTACTTCTAGGACTTCTATCAGACTGTCTCCATCTGCATCCTTCTTGTATCATAGTCTCTGCAATACTTGGACCAACATCTCCTCGTCTTGCCCATGTTGAACTATCTAATACTCCATATCTTATGTACTCACCTTCTTCTAAATCTAAAACTCTTCTTGCAAATATATCGGCGGTATTTCTTTTAGCATATAGTTCTCTATATACAAATAAGTTATTATCATAATCTACTGCAAACCATAAGCAACAAGCAGGTGAACTATATCCCCAGTCGGCTGCTCTAAATCTCATCCAATTTCTAGGTATATCAAAAGGTTCTATGACATGAACTTGTCTATTAAACTCTGGGAATGAGGAACTTTCATAAGCATCCCAATCACCTTCTAAAAACTGTTTCTTCTGTACTTCAGGTAGGGATGCCAACATTGCGTAGTAGTCATCTGTCTGCATAAGATAGGGGTTATCTTGTAACTTTGCAGGTATAAACTTTCTTGATATCTTCTTAACTCCCATTGGGGTAGGTATTGATACATCAAACTGCTTATTTGCCTCTGACGGGTCTACAAACATCTCTTTGACCCATGTTGAACCTACATTTCCGGGATTGCCTGTTGCTCTCATATATACAGGAATTTCAGGGTCTACACTTCTAAGAGATGACCTAAGAAAGTTATATATATCGGCGGTAGGATATTGTGGCAATTCATCTATACCAATCCAAGTATATGACTGTCCTTGATATCTTAATGCGTCTGTTAAATTTTCTGCATATCCAAATTCTATTCTAGCACCTGATGGGAATCTCCATTCTTTTTCTTGTTCCCTCCACTTAGCACCGGGATAGGCTCTTGAATATAGTTGTTGAGAGTGATTAATTAAATCTCTAAGTTCTGGCATTGTTCTTCTAACAAGTAATGCTCTATGATTTTTTCTATCACAGTATCTTAGAGGGTCAACTAACATGGCATAAGATTTACCACCGCCTCTTGCACCCCCATAAAAAACTTCTCTTTCACTTGATGCTAGAAAATCTGATTGAGGACCTTCATTTGGTTCAAAGATAATATCTTTTTTATCAAATACTTTTTGTATTGTAGGTGAGGCTTCTTCTATTTCTTTTGTGTCAATAACTGTTTTAACTTTTCCTTCTAATACAATATCTAAATCTCTAATCTTTTTATTTTTATTTTCTAATTTGTTTCTTTCTTTTTCTAATTCTCTTTTAGCTTTAAGTACTCTGTCTCTTTGATAGTCTAATTGTTCTCTAGCACTTTCTCTAGCTTTCTTTTTAATATTATTTTTATTAGTAATCTTATAAAAACCCTGTCTACTAATTTTTCTTTGTGTCTGAGAAAAAATATAGTCAACACATTTTTGTAAAGACTGTCCTTTTTTATGGAGTACTAAGGCATCTTCTAAAACTTTTAATTGTTCCTCAATAGGTTCTGCTATTGTGGGGTCAGTCTCAGATTGCCTATATCCAAAAGGAACTAAATTACCTTTTATTTTTTTAGGTTCTGTCATTCTTTGGTGGTAGTATAAATATCCCATGTTGGACTCTAGCATTTAAATCAATGCGTTCTGTTTTAGATATCCCAACTCTATCTAATATTTGTTTGGCTGCCTCTAATCTAATATTTGCACCCGGTATACTTCCATCTTCATCTAAAGCACCTATCATTCCCATAACTGCTTTTGGAGAATGGGTTGCTAATACACCTTCTGCTCTTTCAATTATCTCTTGCTTTAATGACTTAATAACTTTTTGGTAATTACTTTCATCGTACCCTGCAAGTTTAGCAGCTTCTCTTGGGTTTCCTTTAGCATCACTAAATAAATGCTCTAGGAAACTTAATTGTTTTTCTGTTAACTCTTTAGTAACTTCAGGAACTAACATTCTTAACCTTTTGTAGATGTCTTTCTGTTCTTTCTTGTAACCACTCAGGAGTTTTTCTAAGTCCTAATTTATCTTCAATCTGTCTTTCTTTCATACCTTGTCTAGCATTATCAATCATCTGGTCTCTAGCACCATGTTCCCTTCTTTCTATAAATCCTAATCTAGGTGCTGTAAAAACTAATTCTACATTCTTATCTTTAAGAGGTTTTTTTCTTTGGGCATATGTTTGTAGTTCATCCCACTCAACACCTGTTGTTTTATTTCTATATGTATATATAGGCATATATTTTTACCTGTGTTCCTCTAGTAAAATTACTTCTTCAGTACCTTTAATAGCCCGGTAAACATTTCCTTTAGGCTGTACTTTTCTCACTTGAATATCTACTGCCTTTGATATTCTTTTGGCTCTTCGGAGGTGACTTCTTGCTACCACTTGGACCTGACCATAAAACTTTATTCGCCCAATAAGCAGCACTTCCTTTACCTTCTTTAATATTTTTTCCATGTCTTGCTCTAAAACTTCTCCTTGCTTCTGGACTGTAGTTATGACCCATAGAAGAATCACCGAAGCGAATAAGCCTTGGCTTTCCGTCTTCAAGTATACCGACCTTACCTTTTTTACCGCCCTCATTAGTGAGTACGGGAACATTAAAAGCTTTAAGGCCATGCTTCTTAAGAAAGTTCTTTTTCTTCTCCGCATCCGACATACCACTCATTATAATTAATACTTAATCTTTGCTTTAGGTTTCTTACCTGCTGTCTTCATTGAGATTGCTTTAGCTGCTTGTTGCTTTGCTTTCATCGGTTTAGCCTTAGTCATTGGTTTTTTCATTCCATACATATTATAGTCCTCCTCTAATTGGTTTCATTCGTCTCATCATTTTATTCTTAGTACTTTTCATTTTTTGATTTAATAACTGTTGCCTTGTTACTCTGCCTTTGGATACCATTGATGTATCATTTGTTCTCATTGTTCCTGCTAAAGGTTTTGGTGTTTGCTTTGATTCAACCATGGGTTGTCTCATTGGTTTCATTTGTTTCTTAACTACAGGTCTAGTTGTTTGAATGACTCTTGGTTTTTTAGGAGTAGGTTGGGGTTTGACCTTTTGCATCAGCTTAGCTTTTTGCAATGTGGTTGCCTGTGGTTTTTTTTTAGGCATCCTTTGTGTTTTAGGTTTTGCAGAATAAGCCATTAGTTACGCCCCACAACTTTCACATTCATCATCACAAATACAATTAGTTTTTTCACAGCCACATACAGGACATAATTCTTCAGTCATTATTATTCCCTAAGATATTTATCTAAATTTTTATAATTGTATTTCTTATCTACATTTTTAAAGTTATATGTTTCTTTTTTTTTACCTAATTCTGTTTTTGAAAAATCTGTATTTACTTCTTTTTGTCTTTTGACATTTTTTACACCTTTATCAATTTTTTCTTTAGCAGGATTTGATTTTTGTTTTTTAATAAACTCTTTACCACTTGCAACTAATTTAGTACCATATTTTTTAATAGCTTCTTTTGCACCCTTTTGAGCAATAAACCTTGCAACTTCTGCAACACCTGCAATAATACGAAGCACCATTATAATACTCCTTGGATAATGGCTATCACAATAATGATGCCTAATCCGCCTACAAGTAATTTTCCGTTCTTACTTAAATTTTCCCATATATCTTTTAATCTATCCATGTTACCCCCTATGACTCTTTTTTGTTTTTTGTAGCACCTGCTATTCTATCTGCCTGTGTAGCATTAGGATTATTATCCAATCCTGCTTTTACAGATAACATACCAAATGTTGCTGTTTTATTATTTCTATTATCTGTCTTCCCGTTAAATTTTTTATTGTTTTTGTAGTTCATCCTATTTTCCTATAACTCCTTGTTTTCTTTGCAATGTTCTTTGGTTGCTTCACAAACTGTTTGCCCTGCTTTGTTCCTTGGCGTTTTGCTTTTGTCGTTGCCGCATATTCCGCAG